CCAGAGGATATGTCGAAAGGCAGGAGATCACAGGTGCTGATGGCAAAAAGGTATTCGAGGTGAAGATCGTGGATGATAGTATCTAGCATCAAAACAAATAAGGTATTCCGACATCTTGAGACTAGCAAAAGCAAGATAGTAGTTCAGCAAGGTGGCACTAGATCAGGGAAGACCTACAACATTCTTCTCTGGATTATTTTTTCATACTGCGAAAAGAACACCGGGAAGATCATCACCATCTGCCGAAAGACCTACCCTGCTTTGAGGGGTACTGTCATGCGTGACTTTTTAACCATTCTCAAGGATCATGAAATCTACTCTGAAGATGACCATTCAAAGACTGCATCAGAATACAAGCTAAACGGCAACACCATTGAATTCATCTCCCTTGATATGCCTCAGAAGATCAGGGGTAGAAAGCGAGATCTGCTTTTCGCAAATGAGGCAAACGAACTGACCTTTGAAGATTGGCAGCAGCTTCTTTTCCGTACAAATGAAAAGGTGATCATTGACTTCAATCCTTCGGAAGAATTTCATTGGATCTATGATCAGGTGCTTCCTAGAAAGGATGTTGAGTTCTACCAAACCACCTACAAGGATAACCCATTTTTAGGGGCAGAGATCAAGGCAGAAATTGAAAGGCTTAAGGAGATAGATGAAAACTATTGGAGGGTCTACGGGCTAGGAGAAAGGGGTCAAAGCAGATCCCTAGTATATACCTTCAGTACTTGCAAGCAGATCCCCAAGGAAGCTAAGCTAGTAGCCTATGGTCTTGACTTTGGATTCTCAAATGATCCTACTGCATTGGTTCGGACTTACATTCTAGATGATGCGATGTATGTAGATGAATTGATCTATCGTACTGGGATGACCAACCAAGACATAGCCAAAGAGATGCAGAGCCTAGGACTAGAAAAGCAGAATGAAATATTTGCCGATTCAGCCGAACCTAAAAGCATAGAAGAGATTTACCGGATGGGATGGAATGTCAAGCCCGTGGTGAAGGGTGCTATCAATCTAGGGATAGACATCATCCGCAGATACAACCTTTATGCAACGGAGGGAAGTTATAACCTGATCAAGGAACTGCGAAACTACAAGTATATCGAAGACAAGAATGGGCAGATGACAAATAAGCCCGTGGATAATTTCAATCACGCATTGGATGCTCTCAGGTATTCGGTGGTGAATAAGATCTCCAATAGTCACCTAGGGAAGTACTCCTTCCGATAGATACATCAAACCAAAAAAATATATTTAAAACTATGTGGGATAAATTGACTGTCGGGCAGTTCATTAGCCTGTACGATATCGAGGCAAACGCTAACCTGAACATAATCGAGAAGCAGCAGAAGATGCTTGCAATCGTGGATGGGAAGGATGAGGAGTACTATGATGATTTCAAGTACAGGGATCTAATGCATGAGTACGCTGAGAAGTTGGCTTTCTTTGATAACATTCCAGATACCAAACCTGTAGATTTCTTGCAGGTAGGTGAGAATAGATACAAGTTCTGCTTTGAACTACACGAGATCACGGCAGGGCAGTACATTGACATCCTAGCTTTTAGTGGGGAAATCATGCAGTTGAATAAGATTGCTGCCTGTTTCTTTCTACCAATGCAAGGAGACAAGTATCAAGGCTATGGGGTAGTTCCTCATGATGTGGTAGCGGATGATTTGCTAGGGGCAAAATTCATAGAAGTATATAGCTGTATGCTTTTTTTTTGTCAATTATTCAGCGAATTAATAAGCAGTACCATAACCTTCTCAATGGAGAATCAAAAGATGGCGGAGAAAGTAGTCCGTTTATGGCAAGGTGGGGGTGGGTATTTAGCACTAAACAAGTTGCAGACTTCCAGAACATAACAGTAAACGAAGGCTACGAATTGAGGGTGATCGAGTACCTAAACACCCTAGCATATTTGAAGGACTTAAATAAGGATAAAGAAGCGCAATACAAGAAATGGCAGTTGCAACAAAAGCTAAAGTAGCAGATCTAATTATAGGAGGCAAAAGACTTCGAGGTGATCAGTACATCTTGGATGTTGAGAACATTGCCGTGAAAAATGTAATGGATGCTATGAATAAGCTAGGAGGCAATATAGTCCTAAACCTAGAAAAGTATTCACCTGCCGATTCTGGAAAGTTATCTTCTTCCTATAAAGTTCTTGGTGTAAGCGAAACTAGGACAGGATACAGGCTAGAAATCGGAATAGGGGTAGACTATGCCGACTACATAGATAAGGGTGTGAAGGGTATCCAAAACAAGCGGAAGACCTATAAGAATGATGATGGTAGATTCTACCAATTCAAAACTTATGGGATGCCTGTCGAAGCCTTGAAGCAGTTGGAAGGATGGATGCGGAGAAAGAACATGGAGATCGAAGCTACCAACCTGATCGAGGGTAGAAATATGCTACCACAAATTTCAAGTAGTGCAAAGCGACTAGCCTACTACATCAAGAAGTATGGTATTGAAGGAAGGCAATTCATCAAGCAGTCAATAGATGAAGCTACTCCGGAGTTCAATGTCGATATTCAAACCATTGGAAGTGATTCACTAATTTTAAGAATAAGCAAATGATAACCCTAGTAGAACCTAGCATTGACATCCTTCCTGCATTCAACAGGATCAACTATACGATCAGCAGCACGAACTCAGAAGAGGTAGGCTTCAAGTATGTAGTGAAAGTCTACAATTCAGATGATGAATTGGTAACTACTGCCTACTATGACAGCCCGGCTGATCCTTCCGAACCGGTGGAGTTCGATGTCTCCAAATATGTCTGTGTAGATTTTAGCTACAGCAAAGGGTTCTATGAGACGGCTACTTCTTCATCTTCTACCAATGCGATAAAGGCATACTACCTGAAGTGCTATGAGTACTATGAGGTAGGCGGTGAGTTCGTGATCGTTCTTGCTAGTGAGGTAGTGAGTGAAACTAAGTATGCTTTTGCAGGGGCTTTGCCTTTGCTCGAGTTGAAAAATTGGTACGCAGATATAGAAGAATATACAGGAAGCTATACTGGTGAATCTTTTAAACCTTACAAACCATTAACGGATTGGACAAATATTAAAATGAGGGAAACAGATTCCCAAATTTTTGCCTTTATAAATTTAGGATATATCATTCGTTTTGAGATTGAAGTAACATATAAAAACGGAACTTCTCAGACTTATAATGTAACTCCTTCGGCTGTATCAACTCCTAGCTTTACATATTTAAAGGTCACACCAATTACATACGGGGCTAATGTTTCTGAAATTTTTATTAGAATAGTTTGGAGCAATAATGGTGGCACAATAATAAATGGTTCAGGATTTGCTAATATTTATATCCAATCATGCGGAAGGTACGATCCGATGCGCATAGCCTACCTGAATAAGTACGGGGCATACGATTTCTTCAACTTTGATCTAGTTAATAAAACTACATTCCAGATCGAGAAGAAAGGCTATGAAAGAAACTACAATGGGGATATCTATGAGGCTAATGGGATCGTGGTAAAAAATGTGAACCCGGTCTATTTCACAAAAGAAACGCAGAATTGGAGAATCATTTCGGACTATTTGAATGACACCCAAGCCGAACTAATCAGGCAGCTATACTCTTCCCCATTGGTTTATTTAAACTTGGTTAATGATAACTATATCACTCCTTCTTGGATTCCTGTCAAGCCAAATGCTACTACCTATGAGGTAAAGAAAACGGCTTCAGATAAGTTATTTAATCTTGAATTGGATGTCGAGTTTCAACTTCTAAACAATAGACAAGTTATATGAGTGCTAGACTATTTGTAGAAGGGATCGAAGCGGATACCCTTGGGGATATAGATGTAGACTTTACCTTTTCGGTTTCGGACATTAGCGATATCGAAAGGAGAAATACTTCCTATTCCAAGACTATCACCCTACCAAGCACGGCAAAAAATCAGCAGCTATTCGGGAACATCTTTGATATTTCGGTCAACAATGATTTCTATGAAGAAGATGCGAATATTGGGGTGAACTTTAACCCGGCAAAGCAGGCACAGGCTCAGATCTTCCTAGACAATGTCAAGATATTTGACGGGGTTCTAAGGATGATGAAAATCAACTCTTTGGAAGGGGACATCATCTATGAGGTCAATGTCTTTGGTAGGCTACGGGACATCCTTCACGAACTAGGGGATAAGACTCTAGCGGATCTAAATTTTGCAGACTATGATCATGTCTGGAATAGAACCAATATAGAAGGTTCTTGGAATCGTTTTGAATGGGTAGAAGGAGAAGATAACTATGTCTATCCTTTGGTTGATTACGGCTATTCTGTTGACTCTATTTCATACCCAATTAGAAACTTCAAGCCTGCTGTTTTTGTAAGCGAAATCCTCAAGCGGATCTTTGCGGAAGCAAACTTCCAAGTGACAGCACCTTTCTTCAGTAGCTTCTATTTTAGAAAGCTGCTTTTGATCACGGCAGAGAAAACGATCACACGGGAAAGCACTACCCTACTCAATCAAAATCCTAACCTTTATCAGGCAGAGATCACGAATGATCCTGACTTCTCCCATATCCTAGTTTTTAGCAATGTGGAGGCTTCAGGATTTACAATTCAAAACGGAGGTACTAGATTCAGATGGACTAAAACTCAGTCTTTAAACACGGGA